TCAGTTCCTAATTTATGATATGCAGGTACTACTAACGGCTGTACTCTAACTATTTCGTCTGTTTCTGGAGTAATAACCAAATTCTGTAATAGTTCCGTATATCTAAGGAAAGCATCTTTAAAAGACAACTTCTTTCCTGCTTTATTCATTGTTTCGTTTAGTCTTTCATATTCTAATTCAGTAATCATATTCCCGTTTGCATTGTGTTCCTTTCTTAAAGCGATACCATCATTATAGATAACCTTTTCCAATTTGAAATTATAAAGGTCTAACTTTACCAGCATATCATTCAGGAAATAGTTTCCTTCTTTATCACACACTGCATAGGCACTGTTAAGCATCTTTTCAGCCATACTTTTAGCTTTCTTGCTACTATTGTTGATAGCAGTAATTAATTCGTTTGCACCTTCTATTTCATCATTCATTCTTTGTACCATTTCTTCGTAGGTAATATCTAGATTTAGCTTCCTTTTTCCTACACTATTGAAGATATGTACCATTATGTTTCTAAATGGATTGGATTCAGTCCTGATTCTACCAGCTATCTGGTAAATGTCAGTGGATATATCGAGCAGGGTATTAGTATTGCTGGAATTACTGACTACAAAGCACATACCTGTTTCACTGAAATAATCAGCACCTTCAAATGATTTGGAAGTAATGAAAGTAAATGGCTTATTGGTACTTCTACTGTTGCTGATAGTATATCCTGCTAATTTGTCTCTGTTTGACGGATTATCTGCACATACAATCTTTACTTCATCGTTACCAAGTTGGCAATATTCTAAGATAGAAGCTATATCTGTAACTGAATTTATAAAGAAGTATGCTTCCGTACTTTTATTACCGTTTATTTCTAGATAGCCATCTTTCTTATAAGCGTTTATATAATTGGCTGCCTTTACATAGGGATGATTGGTTTGGTCTAACTTAACTATTAAGGTATCTGTGTTATCCCATTGAGCTTCTACCAGTTCCACATCTGAAAGAATAGACGGTGTGAAATCTGCACTGATTGGAGTGGCAGACATAAAGCAGAATGATTTATATTTTCTAAAGCTATCCAGTACACCGTCAACAGCTTTCTGTCTATAACTGTATGCTTTTAGCAATATATGATATTCATCTATAAGCAGTCTGAAATCGGTAGGATTTAGGTACTGTTCTAAATATTCCATCTTATCATAGGTACACATTATCTTTTTTATTCTAGTGCTGGAAGCATATTTCTTTAGTTCTTTTTTGGCTTGGTAAGTAAAAGTACCAAATAATCCAAATACAGACTGTTCTTTGCCATCATAGGAGGTAATAGTAGTAAGACCAGATTTTGTTAAGCCCGTCTTATTTACGATAAGTTCTGTAGTAGGTACTGCAATGATATAGGATTCATCATTAAAGAGGACTACAGTAGTACCACCACAGCCAGTAACTACTTTATTAAAGATACAATTATGTGGTAAATCAGGTAAGTTTAAATATCCATTAGTTGAATTTATTTTTAAGGTTTTCATAGGTTTTTACATATTAAATTTAGGTAGTAAGTAATCTGAATAGTAGTAAATCTGAATTTAGAAGCTAATCTGGTTAAAATCTTTAGTCTTGAGTTCCTTACTTTTTTGGTATGGTATAAGGTAGCATTTGCAAATTTTGGTAAGGATTGGGATAAAATAATAAGCGTATCACTACGCCTATTATTCGCTGTTTCAATTTACTAATTTAAGAAAATGCAGGGAAGAACTGCATTTTTAACAATGGAATCCCAAAGGGATTATATGAATTATGAAAAATGAATCGAAAAGAAGGAACTAGCTACTATTATTCACTAGTTCCATATTTTAGTCAGAATTTCGCAACAATAGAAGCATTTATGATAGTAGCTGCTTCTTCTAATTTGCTGATACAAAGATAGTAAAACTTTTTGACTATAAAAACTGGAAGATACACAAATTTTAAAAATAGTGTACAGGTGTTTCTAAGCTCTGTATTTACCTACCAGATGTGCGTGAATGCTGGATGAATGAAGGTGAAATATGTCTTTTTATCGTTTCTTTCCAGTATCCCGTTTTCAAGAGCAAAGTATATGCTATCGTGCTGTATGCTTACTTCGTGGACTATCCGATTAAGTGAGAGGTCTACAACATTAGTGCCTATTCTGGTATATGATTTAAGCCGTATAAGTGCTCCTAATTGGTTCTTATTGCCATTAATGTTAAGCAGGTCTGAATCTATGGTTATATATAGTCTATCAGGTTCTGTGTATCTGTATGTGTTATATGTTCCAGTTCTATCTATTACTAAGTATCCTAGCTCATCAAATTTCTTTAAATGCTTGAATACAGTAGTTTCACCTATACCACAGGTACGTACTACATCTTTAATTGTTGCATCTGGATTATTGGCTATTGTTACTAGTGTACAGAAGTAGGTGAACGCTTCGTTATTAGTAAGATTTTGAATGTATTGGATGTTTAATTTAATTTTCATTGTGAAATGTTGTTGATGAACGATGTATAATTTGTATCTTTGTCAATAATAATCTGATTATATTATGAAATATTCAAGAAATCAAATAAATAAGGCTGGTGACACAATTCTTACTTCAAAAGACCCTGTCATTGTAACAACTGCTATTGAAATGGTGAATGATTGGAGAACTAATCATTTAGTACCTCTTAATACTTTAGGCAATAAAGTTGTAGAAGTTTTAAATGAGAATAAGATAAAACCAATGTTTACTTCTCAAAGACTTAAGCGATTAACTTCTATACAATACAAATTGGATTTGAATCCTTCAATGAAATTAGGAGGAATGCAGGATATAGGTGGTTTTAGAATTGTATTAAAGGATGTTCCTGCTTTAAATAAGGCTTTGACAATGTTTTTGAATAAAGAGTTTGATGATTTTACCCTTGAAAAAATCAATGATTATGTGACAGAACCTAAAATTAGTGGTTATAGAAGTATTCATTTTGTTTATAAATACCACTCTACTGATGAAACGTATGATGGTTTAAGGGTTGAATTACAGATTAGAACTAAATTACAACATAACTGGGCTACTGCTGTTGAAACGGCTGGTTTATATACTCAAACATCTTTAAAATCTAATCAGGGAGATAATAAATGGTTGAGCTTTTTTAAAATAGTGAGTTCATTATTTGCTATAAAAGAACGACTACCTGTGATGATTGAACATAAAGGAATTGATATGGAGAGATTAATGGTTATGTGTCATACCTTAAATCAAAAAAATAAGTTTAGTGATATTCTTAAAGCTCTTAGGGTTACTGTTCATTCAATTGAACAAAACTTTCTGGATGAGGAGTATTATATTATATATATAGATTTCTTAGAGATGAAAGTGAATATTTATGCGTATAAACAAGAGGGAGAATATGATGCATCGCTAAAATATTCAGAGTTAGAAAAAGATATTGAAGATAATAAAAATGCAGTGGTATTTGTTTCTGTTTCTTCTATTAAGGATTTGAGAAATGCTTATCCTAGTTACTTTTTGGATACATCAGAATTTATAGAAGCACTTAGCCGAATTAGTTTAAATTGCAAAAAAATGAATTTAATAAAAGAATAAAATTGTGGGCAGTGTCTAATTATGTACTTTTTGGTGGCACTGTTCACATATCGACATTAAATTATCTGGATTATAAGCCACTTCTTTGCGTTTCATTCCTTCATAATTCATAAAGCTGTCTATATGATGGATGTGAAACGCAGGAGTGATTACCCCTTTGGATAAGCACACTTCACATAAAGGTGACTGCATTAGCTTACTAGCTCTAAGTTTGTGCCATCTGTCAGTATTATAAATCTTCTGTCTTTCTATCCTGTTATTCGATGGATTATGCTGTTTCTTCGCTTTCTTTAAATAAGGCATTATTGTAGTATTCTGTAGGTATTATATATTCTCCACTTTCCGTAGCTATTTCCAGTGGAAGTATCTTTTTATTCATCGTATAGCTTTGCAGTTGTACATATTTTCTAGCTGTGTTGAACTGTATCTTTACTGATTCTATAACGGCTTCTTCCGTTACTTTATCCAGTCCTATTTCCAAACATTTGATTATAGCTTTATGAAGTAAATCTTCTACAGTTTGGGACATATAGATAACATCTTTATAATTATCGGCACATTGCTTTAGTAAATCTGGGTAGTGTTTAGCTATGATAGCCATAATTTGCTTATGTTGTGATGACAGTGGTTTGGCTATTGCTGGATTATAGCTGTACTGGTCGTATTGTGGTTTCCAGTTAATCTTCTTATCTAATTCTTCTGTTGATATGTGAAATATTTGCGCTGTTTTATCTATTCCATAGTCATATATATACTGCTCTAATACTTCTTTACTTGGGATTGTCTTTTTCATTTTTAAATCGTAGGTAGTCATTCATTGTTTGCCTGTTGTAGCCATAGAAGTCTTTCAGTATTGCTTCTACCAGTTTTTCTCTATCTAACTCGTTGTCTGTCTCTTTATATTTGTCTATTAAATCCAGATTCCTGTCAAAGAAATCAGCGATTATCAGTCTTAATATTTTAGACCTGTCTTTCTTTAATAAATCGCACAGCTCATTCAGTAGCAGTTCCGTATTCAGGTCTATTTTAAACTTAATTTCTATCGGATAATTACACGTTCTTTCCATAGTGTTTGATTTTTAATTCTTTACAAATTTACTGAAATAAAACGGGGTGTCAAAATGAATGTATTACATTCTTGATTAATTGTGTTATAGTCTTTTTATGTGTAGTTGAGTACCTTTTTAGCTTTACTATTTAGAAAATAAAAAACGTAATACTATGAAGAAATATTCAATTCCCAAAGGTATAGAGAAAGAAGCTGCCGAATACATACAAGGAGTACTTGCAGAACTTGAAAATAGAGGTGTTTTAGAGAATATAGATAATGCTGCCTTAGATATGCTGGCAAGAAATTACAGCACATTTATCAAGGCATCCAAACAGTTGGAAATAGACGGTTTGACAGTCACCAGTGATAGAGGTAATATAGCACCACATCCATTGGTAAAAGTAGCAAAAGATGCACAAACACAGGCTATGAAAGTTATGTTGGAATTTGGACTGACAGCCAAAGCACGTACCAAATTACCAAAGATGGATAAAACGGATGACGAGGAATCTACACCATTGGAACAGTTCATTGTTACTGGTAAGAAAGAAGTTAGATGATGAAACTTTACTATGAGTATGCAAGTAAGGTTCTTAATAATGAAATAGTAACAGGCGATACAATAAAACTGGCTTGTAAGAGATTCCAAAATGACTTATTGAGGGATGATTTGGAGTTTAGGGAAGATGTAGTAGACAGGGCTATTAGCTTTATTGGCACTTTGAAACATTATACAGGCAAGCACGCTAGCAGTAACTTCATACTGGAAGGCTGGCAGCAGTTTATTATAGCTAATATACTGGGATTTTACTGGAAGGGTACAGGAACTAGGAGATTCACCAGTTCATACATAGAAGTATCCAGAAAGCAAGGCAAGACTGCTTTAGCCGCTGCCTTATGTTTGTATTATCTAATTGCTGATGGTGAAGATGGCGCAGAAGTTTTGCTGGCAGCAAACAGTAAGGAACAGGCAAAGATAGCTTTTGATATGTGTTCCAAGTTTAGTAAGGGACTGGATACGAAAGGCAAATATTTGACAGCTTACAGGGCTGATATTCTGTTTAAGGCTACCAATAGTAAACTGAAAGTACTTGCTGCTGATGATAGCAAACTGGATGGATTTAATGCCAGCTTCGGTTTACTGGATGAATACCACGCTGCCAAGACAAGTAAGGTAAGGGATGTAATAAAGTCCAGTATGGGTATGCGTGAAAATCCACATCTATGTACTATTACTACTGCTGGATTCGACAAGACTTTGCCCTGTTACCAATTAAGAACCGTAGCTATAGAAGTGCTGAATGAGTTAAAGTCAGATGATGAAATGTTTATTGCCATCTATTCTTTAGATGCTGATGATGATTGGAGAAGTGAAAAGAACTGGATGAAAGTTGCTCCTAATTTAAATATTACTGTTACCAGCAAATACATCAAAGGACAAGTACAACAGGCTATTAATAATCCTTCTGATGAAGTGGGAGTACGTACTAAGACACTTAACCAATGGTGTGATAGTGCTACAGTCTGGTTGTCTGATGAAAGTATTATTAAGTGTACACAAGCAGTAGACCTGTCAAAGTTTAGGGGATTACCCTGTTATGTTGGAGTGGATTTAGCTGCTACCAGTGATTTAACTGCTGTATCTTATTTAGTCGTTGATAGTGATAAATACTATTTTAA